GACGGGTAGTGGACCGCGTTCTTACGAACGGGACCGCGGGTCGAGAACCCGTAGGGGTCCGAGTAGAGGACCTTATCCGCGTCCGGGTTCCCGGTTTCCTTTCGGACCGTCTCGTGGAGATCTCCGAACGCGGACCTGTGGGCGGAACTCGGGGACTGATAGTAGGCGGGCCGGTTCTTGACGACCTTTCGTTCAGCCGGGAGTCCCTGTCCCTGTGCGGTAGCGGACATTAGTTCACCCTCCCCGCGGCGGTGATACCCTCCGCGGAGGTCGAGATCTTACCCGAGTCCTTTTCCACGTCGTCGGGACCCGTCCCCGACTTTGAAACTTTCCGTTCCACGTCCTCCTCGTCGTCCTCGTCCTCACCGTCCGCGGACTTTTCGAGGAGTCCAGCCTCCGCGAGGTCCTCGCGGAGGGACTGAATTTCGGACGCGGCGTCCCCGTCCGACTTTTCAGCCTCCCCGTCTGCCTCGTTCCCGTCGGGATCGTTCTCGGGGGACCCGTCCGCGTCCGCCTCCTCCTCCTCCGTGAGTCCGACCGCTTTCCGCGTCTCGTCCAGATCCTCTCGGAGGGAGTCGAGACGGTCCCCGTGTTCGTTCACCGACTTAGCGATACTCTCCGTCGTGTCTCGGATCTCTCCGAGAGTGTCTTTCAGTTCGTCGTCCATGTCCGTGTCCGCGTTCGCGTCCGTGTTTTCAGTCTCCTCGTCCTCCGGAGACTCGTTTTTCTCCTGTTCCTCGTCGTCCTCCTCGTCCTCGTCGTCCTCGTCGGACTCCTCCTCTACCTCCTCGTCCTCGTCGGAGTCCTCGGGCGGTCGGATCGGGATAACGACTCCTCCGACCTCCACCTCGTCGTCCATGGCGTCGAGTTCGGCGTCCGCCGCCCACTCGAACATTTCAGCCATGTCCGTATCTGTAACGGTGGAGTTCGGGTTCTCGTCAAAGTAGGCGCGGAGGGCCTCCGCGAGGTTCGCCAAAGCGTCCGCGCCTAGCTGTTTGAGTAGATCCTGTCTACCGTCTCCCATTTGAAGGGAAACCCGCCTCGTTCCGAGTTCTACCCGGGGCGGGACGGGCTGTGATTCACCCGCCGATTTAGCCGCGGCGTCCGCGTCCGGGCTGTGTCGGCGGAGGGCGTCTCTTTGCTTTTCCGTGAGGAGGGCGGCGGGGTCGAGGGACGCCGCCCCTCCGTATATCGAGAACCCTGTGAGGTCCCCGGACTGGACTCGTTTCCACGCGTCCGCCCCGAGTTCCACGCCCATTATCCACGTCCCTTCGGGATATTCGACACTCCCACCGTCGGGCGTCTCGAACTCCTCGGGACCGTTCCGGATAATGTAGGACTCTATCGGAGTTCCCTCTCCCTCGAAAAGGGAGTGGTCCGCGTCCACTTTCCGATAGTGTTTCATGTAGTCGTGGGCGGCGGACTCTATCTCGGGTTCGGGGATTAGATCCCCGTGGGCGTCCGCCCGACCCGGGACGAGGACAGCCGCCCATACTTTCCGTTCGGGCGTCGAGTCCTCCTCGTCGTCCTCGGAGTCCTCGTCCTCGTCCTCGTCCATGTCCTCCTCGTCCTGCTTTCGGAGGAGGAGTTCACGCGTGTCCCCGAGACGGTTCTGTCCCGGGGTCCAGTTCGCCTCGTCCGCGTCCGCGGATTTAGCTAGTAACCACTCGGAGTCCTGTGCGGGTTCGTCCACGACGGAGACATACTCGACCTGTAGTCCCGCGAGGATAGAGTCCGGGTCCGCGTTCTCTATCGCCTCGAACCCGTGTTCCTGTAACCACCCACACAGTTTTTCGGGGTTATCTACGGAGGGTTCCTGTCCGAGGGTCGAGACACACTCCTCGAACCCTCCCGGAAAAGCCTCGTCAAAGGACTGTGGCATTTACTGGAACCCTCTACCGTTCCTCGAATATCCGCCATGACTTACGTATAAGGGAGAGTTAGTCCCTATACAGTCCGCTATACACTACAGTCCATTAGCCCCCCGGTATCTTTTTATACCGCCCCGTAGTAGATCGGGTATGGTTCGAGGAACCACCGACGAGTTCGACGCCGCCCGCTACCTGTCCGACGACGCGGACAGCCCCTACTACGTGGACGCGGAGACGGACGGAGGCGACGACTACCCGCGGACCTACGGGGGCGACTCCGAACACGGGACGGTCGTGGACGCTATCACGGAACTCCAGCCCGGGGACCGCGTTCTGTGGGGCGACAGGTCCGTCCCCTGTGTCGTCGCCCGCGTCGTGGACAGCCTGAACGACCGGATCGGCTACTCCCTTACCGCCTCCGTCGTCCGACCTGTTATCAAAAATGCGTCCGACCGCGAACGGTGGGAGGAGTCGGACCTCCGGGCGGGCGACGTGTTCATGTCCCCCGACCGCTACGGTGGACTCTACCGCGTCCCGTTCGCTATCGTTCAGGGTCCCCGAGGTGGGTTCTACGCTATCGGAGTCGGGTTCCAGAACGGTCGAAAGCGCCCGATCCTGTTCCGGGCGGTCCGGACGTTCCACTCCTCGAAACTCGGACAGCCCGGAAAGGGCGCGTGGACGTTCCAGAAGTGGGGACCGGAGACGCTGGAGGTCGTGGAGTCGGGCGACGCCCCCGAGGAACTCGACCCCGTCGGGGACCTCCCCTCCTACGAGGAGATCCGGGATAGCCGCCTCGTAACCTACGACAAAGAGGCGGACGAACACTACGCTGTCGCGGAGACGGTGGAGGAGGCGTTCGACCGCGGACTCCGGACCGCCTACGACGAGGCGGCGTCCGACCGCGAGGCGGAGAAAGTCGAGGAGACGGGCGAAACGTCCGCGTGGAGGGCGGTCCCCGACCCGGAGGACGTGAACGCCGCCGGGACCCCCTCGGGACACTCCCACTCGGGCGTCTACGTTACGGACCTGTTCGAGTCCGAATATGGAGACGTGAAAGCGGTCCTCGACGCGCCTGCCCCGTGGGAGACGCCCGACGGTGAGACGCCGTTTAACGAGGCTATCAAGAAAGCCCCGTGGGAGGACACTCACCGAACCTTTGACTCCGACCGCGAGGCGTGGACCATAGACGCGGAGGAACTCGTCCGCGTCGCCTCACTCCTCGCGGACTTTGGGTTCTCCACCTACGACGAACGGGCGGACGAGGAGTAGAGACAGCCGGTTCACGCGGTCGTGTGGAGAGGTTCTCTTTTGCCGGGGTCGGGGCGACGAGAGAAAAGCCCGCCGCCCCTCCTATGGAGTTCACCGTCGATCCGGACGCTGTGGGGGGGAAAGAGGAACGTGTGTCCTCTACTGGACGTGGGTCCAGCGTGTGTCCGGTGGAGAGTCGGCTACTTAGTTCCGTCGTTCGTCTAACACTACCGGAGGCGGTATTTGTCTAACCACTCGTAGAACGTGGGCGGGGAGACGTTCTCCTCCATTTCGACCTCGTCCAGCCTCGCGTTCAGTTCGCGGAGGGCGGGTCGAACCGCCCCGTGTTTCTCCATGAGACGACGGAGGAGTCCGGGCATACTCACCCGGAGGGCGGACTCGACCTCGTCCTCTCGGGAGGTCCGGGCTTTCCGCGACGCCGCCATTTTTGCTATCGCCTCGCGGTAGTCCTCACGACTCACGGGACCCACCTCCGCCGCCGCGGATCTCTCGAACGTCCCGGAGTATGTCCGTCCCGATAGAGTAGCCGATCCCGGATAACCATGAGAGGACGAGGACCGAACTCGTCGCGGTCCCCGGGCTGGAGATCTCCCCCGCGAGAGAGAGGAACACGACCGCCGGATAGTAGAGGACGAGAAAGACAGCTACGAGAGTCGAGAGGGCTTTCCATCTATACCGTGGAGTGTTCGTCCCGTAGCCGATCTCCCACCGTCCAGCGTCGCCTCCGCCCGCCTCGTCGGACGCTGTCGCGTCGCCCGTGGACACGGTCCTACTCCGCGCCTCCAGCCGAGATAAGAACGTCTGTCGTCCCGCCGGACCCGGCTGTGTTCACCGACACGCGGACGAACCGTTCGGTGAGGGTGAGTTTCAGGTCCGTGTCTCCGGACAGTCCCGTGTTCTCGTCTAACCATGAACCCTCACGGTCCGAGACAGTTACGTCGAACGTCTCTCCGTTCCCCGGCGGGCGGATCCGTATGTTACAGGAGTCGTCCCCGGGCTTTTCGAGGACGAGTTCCGCGGAACCGTCGGTCGAGTCCAAAGCCTCGTCTCGGATCTCGTGCATACTCGACACTCCGACCGTCGTTTCTTAAAGTTCGCCTACGGAGGCGGACTACTGGACGCCCGGGAACGGATAGTTAGCGGTGAATGTAGCGGACGTTCCGTCCGGCGTCGTAGCTACGAGAACGACCGGGTTATTTCTCACGAACTGGAGGCGGAACGAGTCCGTAGATCCGACGGTGAATTTATTTGTCTGTCCGCCGCCCGCGACGAGATCTCCTCCCCACGACTTTCCGAGGAGTCGCGTCCGTCCATCTATCGTAGCCGTGTCTATCGTTACCCGAGTCGGCGTGTCCGGCTGTGCGTCCTGAACGACGTAGGTACTTTCTCCATGAGTGTCCGACGGTTCGTTATACTCCAGCGTTCCCGAGAGATCCGACTCGGGAATCACTCTCGCGTGAACCTGTATATCGTTATTCGACCGGAACCCGAGACGCCCGATAGACACAGCCGTCTCCTCGTTATCCGTCTCCCGCTTGAATACGGCTATCACATACCACTCCCGAGTAGTCCCGTCGGGGAGGTCCACAGTAGCCCCCGTCCCGTCCATGGGGATAGACATTTGCTGTGTTTGATGGGTTACGTCCTCTCGACCCCCGGTAAAGTCCCCGTTAAACGAGAACTGTCGTCCGCCCGTGTCTATCTGGAGTCCCGACCCGGATCCCGGGGCGGACCCTCCGTTCGACGCCCGGAAAAGCCATGGTTCATTAGGTCGGGTGATTAGCGGTTCTCCGAGAGGCTGTATTATACACAGGTCGAACGTCCTCTCCCGAAAATTTCCGGCTACGTCTCCCACCGTCGAGACGTAGGGGACCGTCGTGGAGGGTCCATACCACCCGAGTTTAAACCCGGAGACGTAGCCGAGTGAACCGTTAAAATCTATGTTCGAGGGTCCGTTCCCGTCCAGCGGGTCGAGTCCGATCACTCGGAGAACCGCGTCCTCGGGATCGTCCACCTCGTTAGACCCCCCGTCGAGGAAAGTCACGTTCCCGTGGTCGAAATGTCCGGCGGACCGGGAGAGGGTTTTCTCTCCGGAGATCTCGTTCGCGGGACGTATCTGGAGGTCGTCCGCGGTCCGTCTCCAGTAGACGTGTGACTCTCCACCCGACCGCCCGTAGCCCCACTCGTAGAACTGTGAGTCTACGGGGTCGTCCCACCCGGTCCAGCCCCCCGCGGTTACGACTTTCGTCCCGGACTGATAGACGCCGATAGCCGCTGTCTCCAGAACCGCCTCGGACGCCGCCTGTGTCCCGTCGGTCGAGAGGCGGTTCAGGTTCGAGACGAGGGAGAGTGTCCCTCCGTTCAGTTCGTCCCACGCGTTCACTACGTCAAAGTCCTGTAGGTCCGTGAACGGGTCCCCGGGAGTCACGTTCCACATTTCTTGTAACGACGCGACGGGGACGGAGGCGTTCACCGCGGCGGGTCCACGGAGAACGTCGTCCAGTTCGGAAAAGTCTCCGCGTCCCATTAGCTAGCCCCCGGGACCCACCGTCTAAAGGTATGTCTCTCGTTCGGGTGGATCGTGTGCTTTCTGAACTGGAGGTCCGGGAACCCGATCTCCCCGTCGTTATGGACCTCGCGTTCGAGGCGGACGAGGTCGGGCATACTCCGAGGCTGTCCGTCTCGACCCTCGAACGACCGCCGCGGATCGGTGAGGTCCTTTAGTCGTTCACAGGCGTCCGTCGTCCGAGAGTCGTCCGGTCCGGTCCAGATAAATTTGAGAGTCGCGGCGTCGTCGCGTTCCTCGTAGCCCTTTTCCCTAGCTGTGTTTAGAACGGACGCCGTCTCCGTCCGAACGACGACCTCCGCCTGTTCCTCGGAGACGTTTCCGAACCTGTCCATAACGTCGTCTCGGATCTCGCGGAGACTCCAGCCGTGTCCACCGTCCTCCGTGAGGTTCTCCAGTAGGACCTCCTCCAGTTCCTCTTTCACCCGGGTAAACTCCTCTCCGAGGGAGTCTATCCCGTCGAACACAGCCCCGTCCTCGATAGCCTCGCGGATCTTATCCACGACGTAGTCCGGGACCTCCGACGGACTGAACGCGACTTTTTCTATCTCCTCGACGGACTCGGGGAATATTTGAGACTTGAACGAGGAGAACAGGATCTCGTCCAGTTCCTCGACCTGTTCCTTAGTGAGTCGCGTCTCCTGTTCCGCGCCCGTTCCGTCCGCCCGGATCCCGTTTCCCGAACCACCCGACCCGTTCGCTTTCGCCTGTTCCACAGGTCCATCTACGACGCGGAGGTAGACGTTCTCGAACGAGTTTAGGACGCCTCGGACTGTCGCCTCGTCCAGCCCGTGAACCGCGAGGATCGGATCGTGACTCTCGGGGAGTGTCGGTGGATAGACTCTCTCGTTCCCGTTCCGTCGCCCTTTCAGGTCTACGATTTTATCCGCGCCCATGTCGAGGAGGCGGTTCAGGAATTTCGTCCACTCGGAGTCGTCTCCGTGTCCCTCTCCACCCGGGGGAAACGCGAGGACGACCGCGTTCCGGTTCTTGATAGTCGAGATAGAGTCCTGTAGGTCGTCCGCCCGGAGGTCCGACTCGTAACCGTCGGGAACGGGTGGAGACGCGGACCCGAACAGGGGATCTCCGCCCCCGCTGGACCCGACGTTCCCCGCCTCCATGGGACCGTCCTCTATCACGGGCATACCGTCACGCCATGAGACGGACAGTCCGGCGTCCGCCGCCTCTTTCCCCGCTTTGATGGACTCCTGTAGGGCGGACGCTTTGGACTTTCTCTCCCCGACCGTCCTCTCCCTCTCGAACTCGAACCGGAGATCCGTCCCGAGGTCCACTCCGAGGTCCGGGACGACTCCGAGGGTTAACGCCTGTTCCAGCCGGGAGATTAGGACCTGAAACCCCCGCTGTTTGTATGCTTCTTGCTGTGACTCGTCCGTCGCCCGGTTCACGTTCTGGAACTCGAACCCGGCGTAACTCGGGTTCACTTTGAACACGCCCCCGAGTTCGGTTACTTTCGTGTGGTAGCGGTCGAGTAGCTGGAGTTCCTGATAGTTCGGAGAGAGGGCGGTATATTCGACGGGGAATTTCGTATAGGCTAACCTGTGTCTCTCCCCCTCGTTCAGCCGCATATCGTCTTTGAAGTTCTCCCAATCCGCGGAGTCTATCGGGATCTCCGTGTCCGGCGGGCGGGAGACGATCCCCGGAGGCATACCCTGAATTAGGTCGAGGATCTCTTTCTCGGCTATCTCCTCCAGAACCTCTATCGAGTCGCGCCCTTTCTCGACGGGTCCCTCTCCGTAGGGCGTGTTCCCTCGACGCGCCCACGAGGTCCACACGACCTCGTCCATGTCGAGAGGCGTTCCGTCGAACTCTCCCACGCCCCCGGCGTCCGGTTTTTTCGTGAACTGGACGTAGCCCTCCGTAAACCCGCGGTCGTCCAGCCGCTTGAACATAGTCGCGGAGTCCACATGGACGATCTCTCCGACGGGGTTCTGTGAGTTCCCGCCCGGAAAGTGTTTCACGACCGTCCCGTCTCCGAGGCGGAGGAGTGTCCGACTCCACTCCTCCAGAAACTCCGAGAACGTCGAGTCGGGAACGAGGTCCCGGAGTTTCCGTTCCGCCCCGGAGATAGCCTCCTCCGACACGTCCGCCTCCTCGTCGGTCGGGACGAGTCGCCATTTAGCGGACGCGGCGTCCTGTGCTAAGGTGTCTACATACGTCTGTGGGACCGTCCCGGAGGAGAGATCTCGGAGGAGTTCAGGATCGTAGGGCTTTGGGGCGGCGTCGTTCTCGTCTAGCGCCTCCTGTAACGCCTGTGGGAGAGTCGCCTTTCGGTCCACGTCCTGTTTTTGGACCGTTCCCCGGGCGTCGAGTTTCTTTTCCACAGCCCGCGACGCCCGGAGTTTCTCCTCGAAAGGTAGATCGGAGGGGACGGAGGAGACGGCGTCGTTCCCCTCCTGTGTGTCGGGAACTCCCGCGACGCCCGACAGTAGAGTGTCCAAAGTTCCCATTTGCTTACCTACGTCTATCCCGGTCGTCTCTTAATGGTTAACTACGGAACCCCTACTCCGTCTCGGGAGGCGTCGAGGCGGGTTCAGTCTCGACCTCACAGGAACAGTAACCGAATAGGTGAGAGGCGGCTACCTCCAGCCGCATACTCATAGCGGTAGCGACAGCGTGGACGCCGACGTTCGCGTGTCCAGCGTAGACCTCGCGGAGACGGTTACACTCTCGCGGTTCCACGTCGTCTCGGAACACACTCCGCGGGTGGTTCTCGTGACTACAGCGTCCGAATATGTGTCTCGTGATAGTGTTCTCCGAACGGTAGAACTCGTCCGCTATCTCCGCGACGGAGTAGCCCGCGGTAAATCGTTCCCTGAATATCCGACACTCCGTAACGCGGATCGTCGGAGAGGCGGTCGGGGGGACCTCGTGTTCGTGAGAACAGTCTCCATAGGCGTGTCTCATTATCTCGGAGGTCGTCCTCGCGGGATAGTTCTCCATTACCTCGCGGACTGTCTCCGCCTCGGACATAGCCTCGCGGATCCGCCGACAGGTCGAGGCGGGCGTCCCCGTCCGCGTCCCCGTCTCCGCCGCCCCGTCGGGCAGGAGGTCGTTCGGGTTCCGGTCCTCGGGGGCTTTCGAGGCGAACGCCTCTATCCGGTCGTAGTCGTCCTCCGTGAGGTTCCCCCGCCGCCCGGGAGAGTCCCCGGACATGGAACTCATGTCCTCGACGCCTCTACCACACGGTCCGGATCGATCTCCTCCTGTTCGTCTCGACAGGCTGGACAGCGTCGTTCAGTCCAGTCCAGTTCGTCCTCCAGCGTGAGTTTATGACACGACCGACACGGGGAGACGCGAGGGTGAGGCGGGAGATCCGAGGCGTCTTTCAGATAGCGGAGTCGCGCCCGGAGTTCCGAGTGATTGAACCCTTTGGGATTTATCCCCTGTTCCGAGGCATACCGCTGTAACTCGTTCCAGTCCTCGGGGAGATCGTCGTCGCCCTCCTGAAACCGGAGAACCTCTTTCGCGTGGTCCGGACAGACGTAGAGACGCGTCCCACCCTCGCGGTCGAACCACGTAACCGCCTCCTCTCCACAGCGGGCGGGGAGTGTCTCTCCCGACCCCCCGACCTGTGTCCCCGCCTCGGGGACCCGGCGTCCACAGGTCGAGTCTATGGCGTTCCGATCCGGGTAGTCGAGGTTCATGGTTTCCCCCACAGGTCACTCCTCGCGTTCGGAGGGAGTTCCTGTTCGTCCTCGCGTTCTTTCTGTTCCACGAATAGGACCGCGAGGAGGATCCCTGTCGCTACGATAGCGAGTCCCATAACGAACACAGGGACTCGATAGTTCGGGACCGCGAGGGCTACCCGGGCTATACCGATCCCCACGAGGAGGAACACTAAGGTAGCTGAACCTGTGAGGTTCATACCGCGAGAACAGTTAGGAGTCTCTTAAAAGTATCTTAGACTACCGCTACTGTGTCGCCTCTCCCCCCTCCCGCGACGAGGAGATCTCCCCGCGGAGGCGGTCCGCCCACACGCCCGACTCCGTGTCCTCGACGGACATAGGTTCGGAGGAGAACTCCGAGATAAGCGCCTCCTCGTTCGAGACGAGTAACTCCGCTATCTGTTCCGCCTCCGTCTCCGTGAGAACGACCGTCCCCGTCTCGTTCGCCCACTCGTGGAGAGTGGACAGGAGGTCCGCGTGGAGTTCGTCCTCGACAGGGTCCCACGTCGAGGACAGTAACGCCCCCATTTCCTCGGGCGTCGCCTCACACTCCGGACGGTGGTTCAGAAACGCCGATCCGAGTCCAGCCCGGACGACCCACGCGACTATCTTTGTCTGTAGGTCGTCGGAGATCCTCGACGCCGCCGCTATGGACTGTGATCGCTTTACCCGGCGGTTCAGGGTTATCTCCTCGCGGTTCTCCTCGTCTCCCTCGGGTTCGTCCGCCGACATTAGTTCTCCTCCTCACGTTCCGCGACTCGTTTCCAGTCTCTTAACTCAAGCGTCCGGATAAACGCGGGCTGTCTATTCGGTTCGTGGAACAGACAGCGGACCTCTCCCCGGGGTTCGAGGACGCAAAAACCCGGGGCCTCACACTCACCGAGATCACACGAGGGGCGGTCGTACCTCCAGCGGATCCACAGTCCCCGGAGGCGGTCGAGGAGTTCCACTACTCCTCCTCCGCGGCGTTCCGGCGTCCGAACCCGTTACAGCGGGGACACTCTCGAACGCCCTCGTGAGTCCAGCCCCCCGACCGGAGTTTCTTTAGCGCCTCGACCCCGCGGACGACCTCCTCGCGTCCGTCCCTCTCTCGACGGAGGACGACGCGTTCCCCGCCGCCTCCACAGGTCGAACACTCCACCGTCTCGGACTCCAGAAAGTCTCTACTCATTTCGTTAGCCTCCGACCCGACTCCCACGTTCCGACGAGTTCCACGACGACCTGTCCAGCGTGGGGTTCGTCCTCGGGGATCCGGACCTCGCGTTCGGAGAACCCGTCGAGTTTCTCCCGGAGGTTCGCCCCGGAGAGGAACTCGGAGACGACGTTCGTGAACACGACCGTCGGATCCTCGTCTCCACAGAACCGCCGGACGACCGCGTTCAGTAGCGTCGAGAACTCTCCCGAGACGTAGGACTTAGCGTGGAACACGCGGAGATCTCCGTCGTCCAGTTCCGCGGGGAGACACGCGAACGTGAGAAACGAGTCGTTCTCCGAGACGACCGCGAACACGGGCGTTCCCGCCCCCTCTACCTCCGGGTCGAACTCTCCGACCTCGTGGAGAGTAACCTCCGGAGACTCGTGGATCACTCCGTAGGACTCCCTCGGGTAGAACGGGATCCTCGACGTAGCGTCCGTCTCACTCATGGGTCCCTCCACGAGTCCAGCGTTTTGTGAGACGCGGCGGACTGTTCGCCCGGTTCGCGGGCGTCGATGACCTCGTCTACCACCTCGTGAACGAACTCTCGGAACTCCTCGTCCGTCCACAGCCCCTTATGGTTCTCGGCTACCCACCCGATTATGTCCTCCAGCCCGTCGAGATCCGGTCCGACAGGTTTCCGGACCTTTTCTTTCCACCCACAGTCCGGACACTCCTCCACCTCGACGGTCGTCTCCGGAGTGAGTCCCTCGCGGAGTGTCTCCCTAGCTACGTCTTTCACCTCCGCGTCCGACGGACGGTAATAGCCCTCGGGATAGCTGGAGGACATCTACGATCCTCCTCCATGTCGGTAGGCGCTACTCCCCGAGAGTCCGTTCTCGAACCCGAACCGCGGGAGTCCGACCCCTATCTTACCGACGTGGATCGTCCGTTCCTCGAATTGACTCGTCCGGACCGTTACGAGTCCCTCCTCCGGATCCGCCCCGGTTACGAACACGAACACGACCCTCTCGTCCACCTCGACCGCGTCCGGATCCACGTCGGGCGACTCGGAGACGAACGCGGTCGTGGAGGCTACCTGTAGCCGCATATATCCGTAACCGATCCGTTCGAGGACCTCCGCTTTCTCCCGTGGACTGAACGAGTCCAGCGGACTCATGGAGTAGACAGTCTCCGCTTTTACCTCGTAGGACCGTCGTTTCTCCTCGTGGAGATACTCCGAGAGGTTCGTGTGGGGGCGGAGTCGGTTCGGGTCGAACCTTCCGAACGAGATAGACTCCAGTTCGTAGCGTGAGAGGGTGAGGTCGTCGTCCTCCTGAACCCACTCGACAAAGTGAGGGAGGAGTCCGTGTTCGGCTACGTATGCCCACAGGAGACGAGACGCCCGCGTGTCGTTCGCCCACTCGTCTATGTGGTACATTACTCGTCCTCCTCCTCGGAGTCCGCTGTGTCGTCCTCGTCGTCTCCTGTGGGATCTCTCGTGGACTCTCGCGTCTCCGCGCCCTTTGGCCCGGAGATAGCGTCGAACTCGTCGGGAACCTCGATAGCCCCCGTGTCGAGGAGGTCGAAATACTCCTCCCGGGTAAGACGCTTGAGAGTCACGATCCGGGACCCGCTGTAGTAGCGGGAGGGATCGGGCGTCGTCCCCTCCGTCGGGTAGCGGTAGACTTTCAGGGTCGGACGGACGTGTGGAGTCCCGCCGCCGGGACGCGACTCCACTATGTCCACCGTCTCGACCTCCGTCCAGTCCGTCTCCCATATCTGTCTGTCCACCCACTCGTTTTGTCTCCGGACCTCGCGTTCCACGAGTTCGCGGAACTGTTCCAGCGTCCCGGAGATCTCTATTCGGTTCTCCATGTCCGAGAGAACGCGGCTGTCCGCCTCGGACGGGTCGTCGTTCAGGAACCACTTTCCCATACGACCGCCTATTGAGAACGGGGGGAGAAAAAGCTACCTCTCACGTATGGGTATTAGCGTCCGATAAAACGAGTCGTGTTACCGCGTGATAGCAACGAACAGGGACAGCCCGATTAGCATTAGGGCGATAGCCCCGAACACTACCGCGAACATTACCTCTCCAGCGGAGAGGGCGGTTCCGAACAGTTCCAGCGTCGCGGGCGTGAGGTCCATCATAGGTGTTACACCTACTATCCACTACAGTCCGGGGGGTAATAAAGTTACTCCTCACGTATAGTCGTTAGTCCGGTGGTAGTCTCCCCGCTATACAGGCGGGAGTTCGGCTGGAGGCGTTCCGATCACTCGGGCGGGTTCCACGTCCTCCCACATACAGGGTCCGGGATCCGCCTCGTCGTGATAGCAAATTTGGTAACGGATCCGCGCCCACACAGCGGGCGACGAGAGGGCGTTCTCTAGCGGGTCGAGGAGGTTAGCCCTCTCCGTCGCGTCTGTGGGGTCCCCCGGGAACCTCCACAGTCCGTGTCGGTAAGCCTCGTTCAGGGGTTCCGTCGGAGTGGGTTCTGTGAGGGTGAACGCCTGTTCCTGTTCCTGTAGCGTCCGCGTTCTCCCGGACAGGTAATTATCTATTACTGTGTCCAGCGGGACCCCGTTCGAGATCTCCGACGTTTCGACCCGGATAGCGTGGACAGCCATACGCCCCGAGAGGCGACGCTACGGTTTAGGCTTTCTCGACGGAGGAACTCCCACCCGAGGCGTCGCCTCCGGAGGGTCCCTCGTCGTAACCCATGACAGCATATCTCATAGCGTCGAGGGCGTGGTCCTCCGCCCGTTTCGTCCCTACGTCTTTCGACTTATAGGACTGTATTTCGGAGATTAACTGTTCACAGCGGTCCGAGATTATCAGCCCCACGCGCCCGGTCGAGTCCGTCCCGAGGCGACGCCGGACCGCGGGGATCCCGGCGTTCAGGGACTTATTCGCGGGGACCGCCTGAAAGCCCGCTTTTCGGAATTTCGTTATGTCCTCGGGTTCGTGTTCCGAGTGGATCACTCCCGTCGGTTTAGCCTCGTTCCCGAGGTTCCCCTTCAACCATGAGATAGCGTCCTCGACGTGTGACTCCTCGCGGTAATACTCGTCCAGAACGAGTAGCTGTCCGTAGGGGTTCGTCGTGAGTTCCACGACGACGCGAGGATCCGTCCACCCGGCGTCGTAACCGTAGAACCTGAACTCTTCGTCCGCGAGAACGTCCGCCTCCGCCGCGGGGAGGACATGGTCGTTCCTATTGAATTTCGAGTAGACGAGATCCCTAGCCGCCGCATACCCGCCATAGAGTCCCTGTTCCTCTAGGTGAGTCCCCTCGTATTGTCTCCGGAGTTTCCGCTTAGTCGAGGGGGCGATAAACGGGTTCAGGAGGACGTTCAGTTCTACGACGTGGATATTCGAGGACAGCGGTTCCTCGTCCTCGTCCACGCGCCTCTCCATTATCTCGTAGGCGGCGTTCCCGCCCATACCGTTCCCCGTATAGGTCCATAGCTGGACCGCGGGCGGACCCGTCGAGAGACGACTCCCTATCATACGCCGAATTTGGTGGAGGTCGTCTCCGTAGAGAGACGGTTCGTCTAACCACGCCGCGTGGAACTCGTCTCCAGCGTGTCGCCCGGGGTCGTCCGCGGACCCGAGGACGACCTGTGATCCGTTCCGGTAGGTGAGGATATTGTCCCGTCGAGAGTAGTCCTCGATTATCGGACTCGTCTCCGGACCGTTATGGTTCGCGGTGAGGACGTGAGTCATTTCCCCCGGGAGGTTCTGGAACAGAACCTTATACGTCGTCTTTTTCGCTTTCGCAAAGTCCTGTCCCATACACAGGAGACGGACGCCCGGTCGTTCGAGGGCTAAGTTATGAATAAACCTCGCGCCCGTCGTGGACTTTCCAGAACGGTAGCCGCCTAACGCCCCGACTATGTCCCACCCGTCCGCGGGGACCTCCACGTCGATATACTCTCCCGTGAGTCGGTAGTAGAGGCGGTTCAGCCCGTTCCGGCGGACGAGAGGCTGATTAAGGTGGTAGAGAACTCGGACCTGTTCACTCCAGAACTTGTATTCTAACGCGGGGTCCGCGGTCGGGTCGTAGGCGAGTCCATCTACCTCACCCTCGGGTTCGACGCCGCCGACAGCCGGTCCCTCCGGATCGTTCGGAGAGGCTACGGTAGACATGGTCGAGTTCTGTATAGCGACATATGGTTTATCGTTCGTTCCATGTGAACTCCTCGGACCCCGGTCCGCGGTCCGTCCCGTCCAGCGGATCTCCACAGCGGGGACAGTCCCCGCCCGCCTCCTCGCGTTCCTCCTCCGTGAACTGGACGAGTTCGACCCCACAGGTCCCACACAGGAGACGACTCTCACAGGAACCGCATATCTCCGGGTCGTCTCCGCCCGGTCGGACTCGGATATGTCCTCGACAGTCCGGACAGGTTACGATCCGCGCCTCTGTCTCACCCGTCCGCTGTCGTTTCCGACGAGTGAGGTTCCTCTCCCGGGCGTCCGACCGATCCCGGCGTCTCGGACTCATGCCTCGGGCGTCCCCGGGCTGTCGAGGTGAGACGACGACGCCCTCCACTCTCGGACGAACGCCTCCGCCGCCTCGCGGTCGGACGAGGAGAGTCCCTCGGGGACGACGTAGATCCCCTCGACGTGGACGGACTGTCCGCCGCCCTCGCGGGGGGCGTGTCCAAACCGCATTTGGACGCCCTCGGGGAGGATCTCCTCGTAGAGGGTCCGCGCCTCCTCGTCGCGTGGGAGGTAGGTTTTCGCTAGGATCTCCGGGGCTATCGGGTAGACCTCTCCCTCGACGCCCGTGATTATGAGATCTCCCTCCTCCGCGGTGAGGGTCCCCTCTCGCGTCCGGATCGTCTCTCCAGCCTCCGCCCGACGGACCTCGACCTCCACAGGTCGTTTCTGAAATGTCGCCATGGACTACCCTCCGTAAGCGGGCGGTCCCCCATAAATCCCGCCTCCGAACCCGTCCTCCTCCCCGCCTCCGTAGGGGACCTCTCCGTAGCCGCGTTCTCCGTAGCCCGTCCCGCCGCGGTCCCGCCCGTCCTCGACGGGGAACGAGTGGACGGAGTCCAGCCCGGTCCAGCGTGGATCCCGGTGAAACTCCATATCAGAACGCTTTGACTACAGCGTAGTCGAGGTTCTGATTAGACCCCGGGTCGTTCCCGTTCCAGTAGAACTCCACGGTAGGCGTGTCCTCTCCGTCCGCCCACACGAGATCCGCCCGGAACTCCTCGACGGGCGTCCCTGTCCCCTGTGTCTGTCCATCTACGAGTAACCACGACGCTTTGAACGGGAGGGTTACGGACCCGGCTGGAGTCTCTCCCGAGGTGAGAGTAACGGTCGTCTCGAACGCTGGAGAGTCGTAGTCGCCTCGGATCTCGTCCTCCGTCGGGAACCCGGAGAGGTTCTCCGCCCCGGAAAAGTCCACCTCACCCGTCGCGGTGAGGTCCTCGAACGATCCCACCCGCGCCCGGACCGCCCCGAGGACGAGTTCCACAGCCTGCCATACGAGTTTTGGCATAGGCTAACTCCGAATAGCGGACAGATAATAATTTGCGTCCTCTCACTATCCGCCGACAGCCGTGTCCCGTCCGACGGAGTTCGTGTCCCCCACCAGTAGTTTCCCACACTCCGAACAGGCATAGCACTTACTGGAGAGTTCTCCACAGACGGGACAGGGTCCGTAGCGGGGAGTCCGGATCGGGTCGAACGCCATAGCTAGTGGACCTCTACGTGTCCGTTTCCCGGACGGGGAGGAAAGCGGACGCCTACCACCTCGTCCAGCGTGTCGTTATCCACCTCCTCCGCCCCGGAGACGTGGAGGAACAGTCCGCGGTCCTCGTGAGTGATCCCGTCCACGTCGTAGCCCTCCTCTCGGAGTCGGTTCCGGACCTCCTCTACGAGTCGCCCGACGTTCGCGTTTATCCCCGAGAACCACACGCCGCCCTCCTCGACGGTGAACACGCGGGACCGCTGGACCTCCTCTACGATCTCCGCTATCTCCCGAGTCATGGTTCCGCCCCACTCTCGACCTCGTTCATAACGCCCCGGACGACGAGGAGGGCGTTCACGTACCACTCCACGTCCCCGGACCGGAGTTTCTCGCGGATCTCCTCCGTCCCCTCCCCCGAGACGATCCCATGGAAAAACGTCGTAATACGGGCTAGTTCCCGCGTGTCGTCGGTTACAGTTACGTCCTCCCATGTGAGTGTCTCCGACTGTCGGACAGCCTCGGGATAGTCCTCTCGGAGGTCCTCCATGTCCTCCTCGTAGGCCCGGAGAACCTCGACCTCGTCCCGCGTCTGTTCACGGAGGAACTCCAGCCGACTCTCGTCTACGTCGTCCTCGTAGGTCGTCCCGAACACGGTATCATACCGGGCGTTCGGGCGGACAGCCGCCTCCTCTCGCGTGTCCATAAGTTGTGTCATGGTTACTGTCTCGAAAGTCTTTCCGCCGCGTCTGTCCCACCTCCACAGGCGGGACAGCCCGGACGGTTTCCCGCCCCGTCGCCCCGGAACTCTCCTATCGGGACGACCGCCTCACAGTCCGGACACTCCACAGCGTCGCCCTCCAGAACCTCCCGCGGCGGGTCGAGGAACTCGACTCTCGTCCGACCGTCGTGTCCGTGGACCTCGTCTACGTCGTGTTCTCCACCCGGGTAGACGTAGACGGAGTCCTCGTTCGTGTCGGGTCCCTCCTCGCGGCTATCGTTCACCCACGAGAGGACCGCTGTCCCGGCGGGGAACACGACTCCGACCGCGACGACGCCCGTCCCGGAGACGCCCGTCTCGTCCTCCTCGCGGACGAGGCGGAACCGTCTCGGGTCCAGCCCGGACGCCGCGTCCGTGTCGTCGGTCGGAGTCATAGGTTCCACTCGTCTAACCACTCTTTCACCTCACTATCAGATAAATCCCGCCCCTGATAGCCCCGGTTTATCTCCTCCAGTTCAGCCCGGTCGGACTCCCGGACCGCGCCCGGGTATAAATACTGTCTTGTGACATTAGTCCTCGACCGTCTCCTCCGGGACGAGTCCGGTTCCATCACAGACGGGACAGGGTCCGTTATGGACGATCCCACCCACCTCCGACAGACGGATCGTGTCGCCCTCACACTTTGGACAGGCGACGAGGACCGGGCGTCTGTCTCTCATGGCGGGAACTCTCCCTCTCCGTAGCCGACTCCGTCCGTGTCCTCCGAGGAGAGGGGCTGGAGGTCTATCCCCGAGGTGAACCCGTCGTCCGGACGCTTTCGGAGGGCGTCCTCGACGCGGACCTCCAGTTCCTCCTCGGAGATCTCTCCGGAGAAATACGCCTCGTATGCCTCGTCCAGATCCTCCCTCCACTCCGGGCGGTCCGGGATCGGGTCCGGGTTATGGTTCGGAGTCACTCGTAAACGTCCCCCTCGTAGCCGGGGTTCTCTACCTCCTCGTCCTCCCCGTCCATACGTGTGATAGTAACCTCGTTCGCCCCGTTCACGAGGGCGTGAGTCGCGGCGTGGGACGCGTCGTAGAGTGGGATAGCCTCCATACCGTCCCAATAGAGGCGTTCTCCATCTACTTCTACATAGTAGAGGTCGTTCACGAGTCCACCTCCGGGACCGCCTCCAGTTCAGCCGCCGCCTCGGAGTCCTCGGGGATCCGGTCCCTCTCGGGTAGCCCCTCCGGGTTCGCGCCCTCCATGTCCGCCTCCACGCCTGATATGGCGACGGTGATAGGCTGTCCGTCGCCCCCGGAGAACAGGTCGTCCACGTCGTCCTCTAGGTCGAGAACGCCGAGTTTCTCCAGCGTCCCGACCCACCGACTCACGAACGAGTGATAGTCGAACGGGTCGTAGTCCTCGTCCGCCTGAATTTCAAGTAGCCCCTGTTCAAACAGGGAGACAGCTACTCCGGAAACTCGACTTACGTTCAGTTCCTCGACTAACCACTCCGTGAGAGTCGTCTTATCGTTATGGAGAGTGGATTTACTCTTACTGTAGTAGCGGGACAGACGACTCCAGTTCACCGCGTCCGGGTGTCCTTTGTCGAGGATATAGTTCTGGAGTATGTCCGCCCGTCTCTCCTGATAGGAGTAGTCCTCGGGGGCTTTGTCCGTCGGGAGAGAGAGGTTCCGGTAGTCTACGTCCATGTCGCCCATGGGTTAGATCCCTCCGGAGGGGTTCACGTTGAGGTATAGTTCAGCCCCGTCCTCCAGCGGAGAGGCGGCTACGGTAGTATAGAGGTCGAGAGGAGTTCCCTCGTAAACGAGATCGTAGTCCTGTGAGAACCACCCGACCTCGTCTCTCGCTAGGATCTCCCCGAGGACCGCCCCTATGTGGTGGTTCGGTCCGAACGCGACGGAGTGAGTGGTTCGAGGCGTTTGGACGGTGAACGAGTAGCGTTCCATACTCACTCCCCGTGTTCCTCCGCGAACCTCTCGCGGACCGCCTCCAGTTCCTCCTCGGAGTGGTCGTCCCACTCGTCCAGCCCGGGGAGGACCTCGTTCAGTCCGTCGTCCGGGACGTGTAACGTCCCGCCTCCATAGCCCTCCACGTCCTCCGCGGGGACGAGAGAGACATGGGAGAGTTCCAGCCCCTCCAGTATGCCCGCGCCCTCCTCCTCGTCCACCTCTCCGGGCGGGTCGGGGAGGAGTTCCCGTTCGAGGTGGTTAGCCGCGTCCCGGTAGGCGTTAGCCGCCCCTACGTTCACGTCGTCTCCCTCTCCCTCGAACGCGTGTCTCTCGTTCGCCTCCGAGAGAGTCCTGAACGTCTCGATACACTCCGCGACTCGGGTTAGGAGTGGGCGGTCCTGTCGGTCCGCCTCGCGGGTCCGTGGATCCCTCGGACCGACGAACGCAAACCCTCGACTCCACAGCGTCTCCTCCCGAGTCCGCCCGGATCGTTTCCGGACGACCTCGTGTTTCAGGTAGCCGGACTCCTCCGCGAACCGGATCCTCTCACGGTGGAACACGGTCGTCTCCTCGTCGTCGTCGTTCGCCTGATAGACGCTGTCCAGCGTGTGAAATGCCCGGACCTGATAGCCCCCTGTGGACCACTCCGTCGTCTCGATAGTGAACTCCCCCGAGAGTCGTTTCTCCGCGGCGTCGCGGACGAGATCTCGGACCGCGTCGAGAGGGTAGTATCCACCCGTCGCGTTCGTTCGGGACTTTTCGTCCTCCATGAGTGAGGAGTAGGGGTTCAGTCTCTCATAAAGCTACGGTAAGACTAACGGGTTCTGTGTCGCGTTCTGGAGACGAGAGTAGAGTCTCTCGACTCGGGGGACGAACGTTCGACGGGTAACGGGCGTCGTTCGGGGGGACTGTTCGGGGGGTCGTTCGAGGGCGTCGAGGAGGAGTGGAGAGGTGGACCTCCGGGTAGGGGATTTTATCGAGTGAGGAACCACCGAACCCGGGGAGTAGCCCGAGTTCGGGTCCGATCTCCCTGAACGCACACTCCGCGGTATGCCCGCGTCGTCGTTATGGTTCGACGTTCGGCGTTTCGAGACGGTCCTCCACAGCCTGTGTCCCACAGCGTCGTTCTCGTGTGGGACGGACTAACAGACGGAGGTGGTAATGAAAAAGCTACTGGACGCTACGGTGGTTCCGGTCGTGGACTACCGCGTGACCTGAACGACGCCGCGGAGGTCCTCGTCTATCTCCCACCACATAGCCTCGGAGACGACGGGCGGGACGTGGGAGATCTCGAACTCGTGAGTCGCCTCGTAGCCCTCGTTCGTCTCCTCGACCGCCTGTAGTGCGTAGAGGGTCCACGCGTCGTAGCGGTCGAACGTCTCCGTGTCCAGCGGGTTCTCGGGTCGGAGTCGGGCGCGGACGGGCTGTCGGGACTGTCCGATCTCGTAGACTACGTCCACGCCGTCTATCCCGTCGGGGCGGAGTCCAGCGTGGACGAGTTCCGCGGAGTCCGCGGCGTCCTCGGAGTGTCGAGAGGACATTAGGACGTGTCCTCCTCGTCCGCGTCCATGAGTTCGCGGAGTTCCTGAACGCGGTCCTCGGAGAGGTCCTCCTCCGTGAGGATCCCGTCTTTTACTCCCTGTGCTATCATTTCGAGGTTCCGGCGGGCGTGACTGTCCACGTCTCGCGTCTCTCCGTCGCGGAGTTTCGCGGGCGTGGGGGTCCACGAGGACATTACGCCTCCACCTCCTGTCGGCGGTCCACGAGGGCGACTTTCCAGCGGGAGACGACCTCCTCGTCCTCGTCCGTGTCGAGGGGCTGGACGGTCCACTCCACGTCGTCCACCCACGCGGTCCGGTCGAACTCTCGGAGGACCGTTCGTTTCGCCATACACCGCGTGTCGTAGGGGTTCGTCGTCTCCACGACCGCGATAGCCGCGTTCTCTCTCTCGACCTCGTAGCGGGCGACGTAGGGCATTACTCCGCGCCCTCCTCGTCCGTCTCGTCCTCGTCGTTCAGGAGGACCCGCTGGAGTCCAGTAGCCGGGACGCCGCGGGCGTAGACGCGTTCGGTCGTGTCGTCCGGTTCGTCCGTCGGTTCGGTGGTTCCTCGAACCATGGGATCCGATTAGCGGGACTCAATATAAAGTTACGGGTAGGCTAACAGCGGGTAGCGTAGAAAGTCGAGGGGTTACGAGTCGGACTCGTCGCCCCACACAGTCCACCCGTCGCGTGGGCGGCGGGCGAACAGGTCGAGGTAGTCGGGTGGACTCGTCGCCTCTACGAGGCGGTAGAATTTCTCGGGCTTTGTGGAGTGGTCCGTTCTCTCCGCGAAAAAGTGAGTCCGAACGTCGTTCCTAGCTGTGGAACGGTTCCCCTTTGTGGCAAAGAGGACGTGTTCGGTCGTGTTCCGGAGGTAGTGTCCCATACCTAAGCGGTCCTCCACCTCGACGCCTCCAGCCCGTTCGTGAGGGAGGTCCTCGGGTTCGTTCTGGACTTTCACCCACGTTAGGACGGTCTTTCGGTCGAACCCCCACGCCTCCACGACCTCGAACGCCTCGCGGAGAAACGAGTTCGTCGTCCACAGCCACAAATGGGCGGACGAGGTGGTAGCCGCCCGGACCTGTGGACCCATACCCGCGACGGTCCCGCTGTGGAGAACGTCGTAGTGGGAGTTCGCCCCTCGACCCGGTCCGGGGAGGTCGTCGTCGTA